CGGTCAGCTCCGGCAAGCGAGCCGCAACACACAGGTCGCGTACCCCCTTGGCCTGGATGATCGCCGCCTGCACCGTTGCTTGATCGGCAAGCTTGGTGGACGCAATCAATGGCTCGATCAGGTTGTTGATGCCCGCCGCGCCGCAGGCTTTCGTAATCATCAGCGCCAAGGCGGATGCATCAGCCGGTTCAGGATCAGTTGGCGGGTCAGTTGGTTCTGGTTCGGGCTCAACAGCGTTGAGCTGATCCAGCAAGGCCTTTGGCGTCTGGCGGAACCGCTGTATGGCAGCACCCTGCCCAAGACAGGCTTTGACCTCTACTCCCGCCCCGATCTCGTCAGCCAGGCCAAGCGCCAGCGCTTCCGGCGCAGTGAGCCAGGTTTCAGCGTTGACCATGCGTCGCAGCTCGACCTCGTCGATGTCCGGCGACTTGGCCTTGTACGCCGCGATGATGGCTTCCAGCGTCTGGTCCAGCACATCGGCGACCTTGCGCAGGTCCTCGGCATCACCGGCTGTGTAGGTCCACGGGTTGTGGATCATCAACATGGCGTTGGACGCCATGACCATGCGGTGTGCGCCACACGCGGCAACACTCCCGGCACTGGCCGCCAATGCATCGATCCGCGCCGTGCAGCGCTCACCCAGCCGGTTCAGCGCGTTGTGAATCGCCAGCCCGTCGAACAGATCGCCACCGATGGTGTTGAACGCCGCAACGATGGGCGACACACCGTCATCAATGGCTTTCAGGTCCTGAATGAACTGGTTGGCCGTGATGCCCCAGCCGCCGATCTCACCGTAGATGTAGATCTCGATAGTGGTCTGCTCGGCCTGGGTTTCAGCCTTGATGCGGTACCAGTTCTGATCTTCGACCGCCAAGGCAACCGGGGCCTTGTTGAAAATGCGAAACGGCAACAGCGGTTTCATGGGTTCTCCTTCTCGTCGGGGTCCTCATCGAAGGCCGACAAGGTGCTGTAGTTGAGGCCCAGTCCACGGGCACGAGCCGCGTCAGCGGCGTTTTCTTCGTCCACGATCTCGGCATCTGTGCCTGTGCGCAGGCACATCTCACTGCGCGAGGCGAGCCCCGCGTTGATTTCCATCGTTCTCGATTGAACGTCCTGCACCGGGTGGATGTAGGACCAGCCTTGCGGTACCCAGCGCGTGCGCAGGTATTCACGGCGGCGTGCCGCGTAGTCGTCCAGTTGCAAAGCACCCGACAACACCGCCATGTCCATCCATGCCGCCCGGACGGGACGGCACAGTTGGTGGACATACACGCTGAACTGCAGCTGCTCCAGACGCCGACGAAATTCATTGAGCACCACACGGATGGTGCGGTCGTTGACGCCCCGCATGTCGCCGGTCATCAACTCATAGGGCAACCCAGCACCGGCAGCAGCAGCCATTAGTTGCTGCCTCATGAAGTCGGGGTAGTTGTTGCCGCCATCAGGCGGTGTCGAGAACTCGACCTCCTCCCCCGGCAGCAGCTCCTGCATCGTGCCAGGCTCCAGCGCAACCATCGGCGTGAAGCCATCGCCCCCGACCTTGATGGGCGCGCCCGTCAATGGGTCGAGCATGGGCGGACCGTCAGTAGCAGGCTTGCGAATGAAGCCCGCGAACAGGTTGGCCACCTCCTGACGGAACAGGACAGCATCGTCGTAGTTGTCCAGACTGCGCAGGCGCTTGAGTACGGGTGCCAGTCGAGGCACACCACGAAGCTGGCCGGGCTCCACCGGCTCAAAGATGTGCAGCATCTGGCTGGCCGGGATACGCACCAGCATGTTGTAACCGGTGTTGATTGAGGTCATGTCACTGGGATGTGAGCGATAACACCAGTAGGCCACGCGCTTGCCGAATCCGTTAAATTCGATCCCGGCGCGGATGATATTGCCGGTGCTGGTCACCTCAAACTTGTCATGCGGAACGAATTCAGGGGCCAGGCATTGCAACTGCAAAGGCACCGCCAGGCCGTCGTCCATGCGCCTCGGTCGCAACCGCACAAAGCATTCACCCGACTGCTCGACCGTCCGGGCGATCAAGGCTTGCTGGCCGTAAAAATCGGTCAGTTGATCGGCATCGGATTCGTCTACCCAGTCCTCCCACGTCTCCTGAAAGATACGGCGCAATTCCTTGTCCGCGATCCTGGGCTGCGGAGTGATGCCGGTGCCGATCAGATTGCTGACCCTGCGATCAATGGCATTGGCCGCATAAGGGTCATTGCGCACGGCCGCTCTGGAGCGGGATCGCAAGTTGCGCAGCGCAGGCATGATCAGGCTGTTGACGCCTGTATCAGGTGCGTCCCAAGTGGCAGATCGGCGACCGTCGGCAGCGCCTTCGTAGCTGGCCTTGATGCGCTCCGGCACCAGAAAGCCCGAGCGCGACAGCGTAGGGTAACGAGTACTCACAGTCCTTTGCCCCCGTGGTATAGGCGGACAACCCGCGAGCGTGGACCGGCAGCATTGGTCAGGCTGGTGCGGATCAGATCGCGAGCCTGGATCAGTTCATCAACCGAGCGGTACTCGACCGTCCGATCTGCGTAACGCACGATCTTCTCGCCACGCCCTATCGCTGCCTCGACGGCATCAAGGTGCTTCTGGGTGTAAGCCATATCAACGTCTCTTTAGATAGCCGCTGGTGGAAGCACGGCGTTGCGGGGGTTGCGCGGCCGGACGAGCAGGTGCTTGAACGGCAGCAGCCACAGGCTGGGGTCGGGGTTCCGGCTTCGGCTCAGGTTTGGCCTCGACACTCAACCGCTCGGCCACAGGGGCTTTTGCGTGACCGGTGTCGTCGAACAGACCGGCTTGAGCCAAGGCATGCTTGAGCCTGCCCCAGTCATGTTCACCGTAGCGATGCAGGCCCAGGTAATGCGCCATTGCCAGGCTGTACACGAGCAAGTCCAGCGCTTCGTTGCGCTCAGCCTTGCCCTTCACCCACTCGATGCGTTTGAAGCCTTTGACGTAGCGAGTAACCTTGCGCTCGGCCACGCATTGGGCGAAGAAGTCATCGGGCAAATCCTTGGGGAAGTGCAACGCGCCCGGCCCGCTTTCCAGGTGGTACCGGTTGTAGATCCAGTCCTTTGCCGTGTCGGTGCCGACCATCCACAGCTCCGCACCGTTGCGCTCGGTCTGGCCTTTCCACGTGACGTCCACCAGTGAGGGCCGTTGAGCGATAACTGGCTTGCCGGGTTTGCTTGCGCCTTTGATGGCGAAGACATTGCGCCAGCGTCGAACGCGACAGTACTGATAGACCTCATGAGTATGATGTCCACCCGAATCGACGGCGGTTGCCAGGATTGCCAGGCTCACACCACACGGATGGCGGTAACGCTCTTTGAGCTTTTCATCCAGCACCTGCCAGGTGCGATCATCTGCGGGATCGCCCATGATCACCTGAAAGTCGACGATCCAGCGCTCCATACCCTCGCCGATACCCACGACCATCATTTCAAGACGATTAGCCTGCACGTCGACTGATGACACGAGCGACAGCACACCAGCAGGCATGGTGCCCAGCACGTAGTTTTCCAGCAGAGCTCGGGCTTGCAGCACATCGGCTTTAGTTTGCTCTTGTGCGCTGTCCCAGACCTTGGCGAGGCGAGTGTTGTAAAACACCTGCATCGGTTCAAGGTCGCCGCGATCCTGTGCCTTTTTGGCCTTTTCATATTGCTTGGCCAGTGATGACCAACTCTGCCAGCCCAGCGGGGCATACAACGCATTCAGGTGGAAACCCACCGTCTCACCATCGCCCTGGGCATGTGAGCGCCATTCGCCACGGGCGAGCATGTCACCCTTGTGAAACTCTTCGATCAGCACATCGCAGTCCGGACCGGCGCACTGGTAATGCACCGTGGTGAGGTCCGGCGAGTAAAGCAGGCGTTCCCACTCCAGCGTCTGCATATGGCCACACGTTGGGCATGGCACGTAGTAGTAGCGCTGGTCGCTGGTCGAGAACAGATCATCAATCCGCGATGCGCCTTTGATGGTCGGCGAGCTGGAGAAGTAAAACTTGGCGTTCCGCCCGAAGGTACTCCCCCGTGTTTCGGCCAGTTCTATCGGATCCCCCTCATCATCGACATCCACGTCCCAGCGATCCACTTCATCGCCGTAGACAAACCGCGCCGACAGCTCGGCAAGGTTGGCCGCAGAACCAGCTGTGGTAGCGAACAGCGCTCCCCCTTCGAACTCTTTGGTGTCCATCGTGTTGCGGGCGTCCCGCGAGCGCGGTGAGGCCACACGTTCGCGCAGGACCGGAGTTGCGGTGATGGTCTTGCTGATCCGCGCAGAGACACGCTTTGCCAGGCTCAGGCTGGGTAGCAGCGTGAGGATGTTCGACGGTGACATGTGAATCAGCGCGCCGATCCAGTTCAAGGCGATCTGGGTTTTCATCAGCTGCGACGCCACCATGGTGACCACCCGCTTGCAGGGATGAGCCGGTGACAGGCACCGCATGGGCTCGCGGGCATAGGGTGTGCGGGCCGTTCGATATTGGCCGGGCTCTGCGGCACCGGTATCACGCGGGATACGCATGTACTCATCGGCCCACTCATCGACCCAGAGTTCCGGGTCAGGCTCAAGCCCACGGCAATACGCTTCGCGGTACACCTCGGCACCGTCTGCGTATTCAGTAGGCATAGGTCTATTTCTCGGTCATGGCGTGTTCAAGGTCAGCGGTTGTCATGCGGGCAGCGTCCTCAAAGACCCGGCGAAACGCGCCCGTCAGGTGCTTTTCGATTTGCCACGGGTCAGTCATTGCAGCCAGCTCCGGGGCCAGTTGCGGAGAAAGGCCGAACATCAGGTCGCGCACGGTGCGGCCAGCGGTGAAGGCGGCTTTTGAAACCGCTTCTCGTGCAACGAGGTTGCCTTGCACCTTGTGAAACTCAGCCTCTGCCAACTGCCCAAGGTAATACTCGCGATGCGCTCTGGACTTCTGAAAGTCCGGGCCTTTGCTCGGGAGCTGCACCGCAGGTGTCTCGGCGGTCGGCGCAAGCTCGCTGTAGACACCCCGCTCAATCCGGCCCTCTTCATGACGGGCCGCGACAGCGGACTTGCTTGGATCGGCAGAGTCGGCGAGCAGCGCTTCGGTTGCTTCCAGATCCACCTTCCCGTCCGGCGTGAGAACCAGGCGGTCCTGCTTTGCCAGTTTGGAAACGTAGGATTTGGCCCAGCCGCGCCGTGCTGCAAAGTCCGACTTGCTGATCAATGTCATGCTGAAATGTCCTGTTCACCCAAGGAATACGGGGTGTTCACCTGTTCACCGCAGTTCACTAAGCTGGTGAACTGTCCGCTAACGGAGTTGCGCGAGTCCGCAGCCCCGTATACCCCGAATACCCCCAGGGTCCCCCCTCTCTCGGGGCGCACCAAAACAGGTCATTCGGCCCGAAACGCCGAGATCACGAGCCAGGGCGCTGGTGGCCGTGGGTAGGTCCACGACCTACTTGCTCTGGCTGCGCAGGATCTGCGCGTCGACCTGATCGGCGCAGGTGTCGAGCAGCTTGATGGCCTGATCCTTCAGTTCCCAGACGTCGCCGTTCGAACGAAGGTCAGCCTCATCGGCGTTGATGCGTTCGCAAGGAATCAGCTCAGGGGGTTCTAGCCTTACTGCTGTTGTCTTTACCAGCACCGGCTGCGGGCTTCCCGCGCAGGCCGTCAGGCAAAGGCTGAGAAGCCCAATCACGAACAGGTTTGCTGGTACGTTTGAGTTCATCAAAGTCTTTCCTCGCCCGTCTGGCTTTGTCTTCACTGACCTTGAGCCGCTTGTTCAGGTCAGCCTGGTAGTCGGCATTACGCTTGGCTTCTGCCCGTAGCGTGGTGATGGTCGCCTCGCTCTCTTTGTTGGCAGCGATGGCTTCGTTCTTGCTCTTTGTTTCAAGTTGCATGGCGCCGGTGATGGCGACGACCCGGTACTGCTGAATGCCGACGAGCAACAAGCCAACCAGCGCAATGATGATTGCAGCGGCGATAGCCTTCATAGCGAGTCCACCTTCCGGCCAATGAAGCGGGCCACCAATTCGCGAATGGCTGTGACGCCGAGAAACCCAATCGTTCCACCTGCAGCCACCGAGAGGCTGGGCGGCCAGGTCATCCACTCGATCAGGCTGGACGCGACCAAGCTTAACGAGCCGCAGATCAGCGCTTCAAAGAAGATCCGACGCTTACTGGTTTCTTTTGCGTCGTACAGGATGCGGAGTAGAGAGACGATGATTGCCATGATCGCGCCCTGCCATAGTGGATTGGAGAGGGCCATCCAGACGTGCGCCCATAAGTCGGGGTTCTTTTCGGGCATGGTGCGCATCCGGTTACCACCCTTCGGGGTGAGCTAAAAACAAAAAACCCGGCGCAAGGGCCGGGTTTGGTGGTGTAGTGCGTGTGCCGCTATGCGGTCGCACCTATCGAAGATGACTACTTTTTACAGGTGGATTCCGGTGGCAGCAAGCCAGTATTAATGCCACCGACGAATATGTAGGCAACACAGCACCAACGCCCCGGCAATGTAGACGAATACCCTCAATCGGCCATTCGCTTTTTTGCCCCTGTCCCACTGTCCCACTAGGCTAGAGACAGGTGGGACGCTTGAAGCCCCCGAAAACAAAGCGTTGTCCCACTGTCCTACCTTTATTGTTATTTCTCCGTGTAAAGAGAGAGTATTTAAACGCACGCTGACGCGCGCATAGCGCGTGATGGTGCCCGCTACGCTACATGTGGGAATGCTGGTTAAAGGTGGGACAGTGGGACGGAGCAACGCAGACGGGGCTGTAACCCGTCCCACCACGTATATAGGCAGTGGGACGAGGTAGGACAAG